ACGAAAACCACAATAAATAGTATTTTCTCCAATAGCTTTCATTATAGTTGGTCGTTTGATGTTTTTATTTTCATTCATGGCTTCAGTAACCGACTCATAAACTTTTACTAATTGTAAATTTTCTGGGTTGATCTTTTGCAGTCTTGGTCCCAAGTTTGGGTTCTGCTGATTGAAACCGGTTGAAACCTTTATTTGTTGCGAATTTAATTTGCTTAGAATTTCTTGGTTGGACTGTTCAAGCAGAGATACTTTGTTCAATAACAATTTAATTGTTTGGTTTAATTCCGATATATTTTCAGTTGGTATATTATTATTTTGATTAGAAGTTAGTTTTTCCTTTAATAACTGATTTTCTAGTAGTAATTCTCTCACTTTATAATTGAAATTATCAATATTATCATCTATAATCTTTACTACTGCTTGATAATTTAATTCCCTGCCAATAACAAAAAGTTCATTCTCTTTTTCATGACCTTCAAGTGTTTTACATTTATGCGGATGTATGGAAATGTGATTATGCAAAAAACTTTCAAAGTCTTTGCTTTTATCAACTAGGAAGCAGCTTAATAATAACGCATCTTTATGTTTTGATTTGCATTCATTATACCGGGCTGTAATACCGATTCGACTTTCGCCGATTTTTATAACATATGTGTTGTCATCGTATGTTTTAACTTTAATAATATACACCATATGCCCAGCTGCGGCATATTCCTTCAATAAGACCTTTTCTCTTTCTAATTCTTTTTGCTTTATAAGTTTCGTTTCCATTTCCTTATTCTTAGTATTTTCTAATTGTTGTAATTGTTGTTTTAATTCTTCACATTCTTCTTTTGTAATTTCAAACATAATATTTTCTAGTTTAATAAAATATTCATGCACTTCATCAGCTTTTTTTGTTTCGGCTTTTAAACAAAATTTTTTGAAGGTTTCAACATTTAACATAAATATTTCCTTGTTGTGACCTCCTTTGGTTTGTATTGTTTGCTTTGCCGGTTGGCAAAGCAATAATTTATAGTCTTTATTAATTAAAAAATTCTTTTCAAGAACTCTTTTTGCGTTAACTTTTGTCCAAACCCAAGCCATTGCCATACATTATCAAGATCAATTACAAAATCATTTTAGAATCATACTTCAAATAGAAGTAAAAACTTGATAAAAACATTTGTTGTTCATAATTTATAAAATTATTTTTAACTTTTTCGATTAATTTAGAATGGTAATCACCAGAAAATTTGGTGATTGGGTTGCTTTCAATAAGATTAACGATATCTATGCTTATATTATATAATTTATTAAAGACTTGTCTTTATATTGTTTTTGCTTTTAATATTAAAAATCAATTAAGTATTTAAATTTTAATATCAAAATATATAAATAAAAACCACACGATATATGGTGCTTAGTTGCTATATGCTAAGCCACCCATACCACTCATAATACGTAAGACGTTGTAGTTAGTGGCATAGACACGAACCTTAGCAGTCTTGGTTCCTTCAACAGTGGCGTTAGACAAGACCAATTGGAGTGTGGCATTATCAATTCTGGAGAAGTTGCACGTGCCCGAAGGTTGGTGTTCTTCAGGACGAAGGGCGAAAGAGTAAACGTTAATACCTTCATCAGGATTGCGGGTATGGGATTGGTAAGGTTGAACCCAAGAGAAGTAAGAACCTTCACGCTCAGAGAAACGATCTTGGCCGTTAAGTTGAAGCTTAGCGGTAACAACAGGGTTTAAGCCCCAGCAGTGCATGTCCAAAGAGGTCTCAGTAAGGACGAAGGTACCAGCATCAGAGACTGTGGAGTTGTCAAGGTGACTGCGTTGTAAGGAAGTAAGAAGAGCAAGCTTAGCCTTTTCAGCATCAGTTAAACCACTGGAGTCAATTGCTTGGCCACCAAAGTGGGGTTCACTGTATGGGTTCTCAGCACCATGCCAGTATCCCGTGAAACCTGCTGGAATGTCATAGTCAAGAGCACCAGCATCATTGAAAAGACCTTGGGCATCAATGTAAGAGTTGCTATCACGAGCTACAGCACCGGGAGCACCGAAGGCATGGATTGCATTTGGAAGAGCATCAATCGCATCAGTATAGTTGAATGGTTGTGCACCAAGA